AATGGCTTATAATTGGAAAATCGCAGATCAGATCGGTTCTACTCCAGAAACGTATGAAGCAGGAATTAAGCGTAATATTAAATTGAACGCTCGAATTACTCGTGACAAAAAATTTCATAAAGAAGTTTCTGACGCACAAGAAATTATTAACTTCTTGGAGCCATATGGATATCACGGTGAGTTGGAAAGCAACTCGTTTATAAGTAAAATGGCTTGGGCATTAGAGGAATGGGGGGGTCTGACTACAGATCAACTTATTCCAGTTCGTAAGGCAATGGCGAAAGATGTAGAGAGAAAGGCTAAATTTAAAAAACTTAATGCTGAAAGAGCAGCTAAAAGCGATTACATTGGCACAGTGGGTGTGCGTCAGTCTTTTGTTCTCACAGTTAATCACGTTCACCCAGTGGATGGTTTTTACGGAATGTCATACATCAACATTTGTAATGACGCTGATGACAATATTGTTATCTACAAAGGTGAACCATGTTGGGGTAAGGGCAGTACAGTTGAGTGTGTGGCTAACATCAAAGAGCACAATGTTCGTGAAGGTGCAAAGCAAACCATCATTAAAATTCCAAAGAAAGTTACAATCAACGGAGAGGCTTACTAAGCCTCACCACCACCCATTTAGAAAGGAATATCAAATGACACATCAAATTAACAACGACATCGAAGCATTCACTTTGGCACTGAGACTTGCCGTAAGTGCCCCAACCGATGAGCTTTCAAAAAAACCCCTCGATATTGCCGAAAAGATATCACGTCGCCTTACTCTTGAGGAAGTCAATGAAGTAAAAGCAATGTTGGAAAAGGAAGTTAAATGACAGAGCTACAAGTCATCAGGGCAACAATCCCCATGCAATATAAGAAAGTTCAGGAAGCTATGATCGAATACAAACGATGCCAGAACCTCAATCAACTAATCAAGAAAGAAAAACACATGAAAGAGTTGTTTCGATTGATTGAGGAAGAACTGAAACTCTCTTGTAAGTTTAACAGCCGTAGGCAGACAGGGTCAATCGAATGAAAAAAGGTCAGGATAACTTACGCATTGCCCTCAGAGACAATCTCAATATGAACTTCTACAAGGTACATGGGAATGGAGGCATTCCTAACCTCCACTACATTGGAGAGGGAGACTTCCCTTCTGGGTGGATGGAAATCATTCACCTTGATGATTGGGGTAAGAGAGTTAGCTCTGGGCTCCGTTTAGAGCAAGCTCAGTGGATACATGACTACATCGAGCGTGGTGGTAGTGCTTGGATCGTTATACGCATAGAGAAGGCTCTATCCCTCTTCTGGGGTGGATCTGTCTTCGACATACTAGACAGACCAAATCCCAAAAGGTTTATGGATCTCGCTACGTGGAAAAAGAATGGTAATCTATTAAAGCACGACTGGAAGGAGGTAGAGAATATAATTCTTAATGCCAGTTCTTAATTACTTTTCTTTTTCGTAAGATATAGATGTTTTGCTTGCCTTGCCAGCATACGCATTAAACCCCATGAACGCAGCGACAACACCAGAGGCAGCAATTACATAGACACTAGCAATGTCAGTAATGAGTGCAGCAGCCTTATCAAAACCTAAAACTGAAGCAAGAAGAATAATAAATGGATAGATTAACATTCCCATTAATGCCAGACCTGTAAATCTACGCTCTGCATTTCGTTTTAAATCTCTGTCAATTACTTCCAACCTACGATCTTCGAGGTCAAGTTTATTCCATTCGGAGCGATCAATAGTTCCGTTTGAATCTAAATCTGCTTTATCAAACTCCGTCATTGTTATATCCTATTCTATTTTTCTTGCAAAAGATTCAGCAACTCTTTTGTCATAAGTTATAATTACAATTTTCCAACCCTTATCGTAAAGAACCCAGTATTTTTTTCTTTGAATTAAAAACAACTATCATCCTATTTTCCTATTTTACTAACATCCATGTTGGGTGCGGAGGTGTTATTGAATCTAGATAAGCAATTACTAAAACTGCAATCGTAAAAACAATCAACTGACTAGGGCTTAAACTCAATTGCTGCCCAGACAAGTACTGCTCCTCCACCTAATGTTATAGCCATTCCTAGAAGTATTGATAAAACATTTAATATTTTGTTTTTACGAGCAAGGGCTTCGTATCTACCTTCTCTTTGTGTCTGTTCTGCTTTTGCTACAAATGATTTATAAACAGCAACTCCACGGCTTCCCTTCATATCAAAAATTAGATTTTCAAGGTCTTTTTTTAAGGTCTTTGCTCTCTCGTATTCTAAATAATCATTTAATGGATTGCTTTTTTTATTGCTTTTTTGAGCCTCTTCAACTCCAGAAATGTAATCTAAAACACTACCAAGCTCTCGTGACATTTGCGTAATTTCACGACCAGCACCAAATCCTTTTTGAAGAAGTTTATAGCCAGTAGTTGCTGCAAGAAAAAGTGAGGCAGGGTCCATTTATTGGCTCGACTGTGTTATTACTTTATTTATTGTCGATGGTTTAATATTCCCTATAATGTTTTGCAATGCACCAGAAGTCTCTGTAGACAAATAGTTTTCATCCTCAGACGGACTGCCACTTTCTAACATTATTATGTCGTCAAGACGCTTCATAAGTTCAGCTTCTTGCACAGATCCAGCACTTACTTTAGGGAGCTTAACAAGAATGTTCCTTACTGCAGGAGACTCAAGTATTCTAGCAATCCCACCTATACTAGCAACCGCTGCAAGACCACCACCTACACCTCCTAAAGATTGCATTAAAAATCCACTTATAATAGGAATTTGTAACATTGCACCAGTTGGTGGAAGAACATTAGCTTCTGCACCTCGCCTTGTTAAAGATAAAACTCTGCCTAAACCTTCAACGGTATTTAAGTCTCTTTCATTAAAAAATATTCCTAACTGCTCTGATCTTTTTTTAATTTGATTTTTAAAAACGTCTGGGCTAATAGTTTCATTTGCATTCAAAGACTTTTTAAACATATCGGAAATTATTGCAGTTCTTGCATTTGCCCTTCCTGTAGCATCAAGATTTTTATAAAGTAATTTAACGTCCGAAGGTTTTTTGCTAAATAAAATTCTATTTACATCTTCTGGGGTCATTTCACCTTTTTTAAGAACACTCTTAAATAATGAATTATCAAGTTCTCCTGCTAATTCAGTTAACCTAGCATTAGACACATCAAATCTTTTTATATCATTTTTACTTCCAAAAGTTGTAATAAACGACCTCATGTCTTCTCTTAAAGGATTATATATCCTGTTGAGAGCCTGTTGTCCGACTGCTTTTACTGCAGCTAAAGAAGGATCTTCAAAACTTTGACCTATTTGTTTTCTTAACAACTCTATATTTTCTAAAGGTTGGCCTTCACGAATTGTTACATTTTTTCCTTTTGGACCTTTTACAACTTTTTCTCCAAGGATAGCACTTCTCCAGTCTTTGAGCCTTTCTATAACAGGTGCAAATTCACCAGACCTTAATCTTGATAATTGATCGATTTCTTGATCTATTGCTGCGACAGTTTTATTAACATCAACAACTCCTGAAGATCTAAGAGCATCATTTTCTATGACTGAGCTTTTTAATTTTGTGTACTTAGTTAATTCTGAACCTCTTTTTCTTAAAAGGTCTTTTGCAACTTCTGAAACTATATCAACATCATCACCTAAATTAACTCCAAAACTTCTAGCTAAATTTGTAACAGCTTCAGCTCTTAAATCTTGTTGTGCTGATCTTATTCCTCCTGTTCCTAAAACAGGGATACTTTCGGAAGTTCTTTGCAACCACTTGCCAGCAAAAGTTGAAGGTGGCCTTACATCGGAAGTTAATACAGGCAAGCCAGCAGACTCAGCTTGTTTTGCAGTCGCTATAGTTTGCTCTGGTATTGGGTCTGTTTTTATATTAGAAATTTTGCCTCCAACAAGTCCACTAGCCAAAGCTGCAATAGTTTGAGCAACTGGACCACCACCCATCTCTGCAGTTGCTTGCCCACCAGCTCCAGCAGATCCACCTCCTACAACTTGTGTTCCTGAACCAGCAGCCATAATATTTGCAACTTTTTTAGAAACACCTGACAAATAATTAGCAATTTTTGTTGAAACAGAAGCACTACCACCACCAGCAACCATACCTTGGCTTACCATGTTTACAATACGCTCTTGAGCATTTTCAGGTTCTGGAACATCAAGTTTATTTAAAACAGAAGCCATTTGGTCTGATAGCCTTGGTATGTCACCTTTGCCACCAGATATTGCAGATGCTAAATTAATAATAGTCGCAATAGGATCATAAACAATGCCTCCAAGACTTGCAGCACCTTCTGCTGCTGCACGAGCTGTTAACCCAAGTTGACGCTGTCCTTCATTAATAAAATCAACATCTTTTAATTCTCCAACTTTGTCTGAAGCCCAACCAGCGATAGGAGTTATTTTAGTCATCAAGTCTTGAGCAAAATTTAATTTTTGTTCTTCAGGCAAACCAGAAGAAGCAACTACTTCGTCAACTTTTATTTGTGAAGATTCTTTGTCTGCTTCTTTTGCTGCTGCTGCGATCTCTGCTAATGTCCTGTCTGCCATGATTAGTCTCCTGCCTCTGAATAGCTTGCTTTTTCACTGTCAGACATTGTAATCCACATAGCAGTCGGTGTTATTCCTGCTTCTTTTGCTGCATTGAAAACTGCTTCATCTAAATAAAATGATGGTGGTGCTATTTCTGAACCAAAAATATTAACAGGATTTAAACCATAATTTTTAACTTGAAGTCCTTTATCAAGTCTAATTTTAGCCATATGTAATTTTCCTGCATCTAAAAACTTTTTAGAAAGCTCTAGGAAACTAGTTCGTTGTTCATCTGAAAGCAAATCGCCTTCTTTTATTTGTGCAGCAGCAACTTGTAATTTTTGTAAAAGTCCAGCTGTATTTTGTGCTTGTGCAAATTCACTTTCACGAACAACAGATCCTGGATCTAACATTTTCATAAAACTAAAAACCATTGCTAAGTCACCAACACCATTGTTAGATTTTCTAGCTTCAGCTAATTTATTATAAGAAATTTCAGACTCAACCAACTCTTCCGTTTTCTTACTATAGTCTGTTAAAATTTTATTTTCAGCTTCAAATAATTCTTTATTAAATCCAGCTTTCGTTATTTCAGCCTTTATTTGTGTTTGAAGTGCATCTCTTTCAGCCGAACCCACTGGAGCTTTTTCTAAATCAGAATGAAGTTTTGATAATGTTGTTAATGGACCGTCTGATGTTGTACTTGCATCCAGAGAGGACTTTGGCAGGTGCAAATTAGAGTTAAATTCTGATCTTAATATATTTCCAACTCTTTCATCAATATCTGGAGTTGTAGGATCATCTACTGCACCTTTAATAATAACATCCATGCGAGTTTTATCTTGTGAAGTGTCTCCAGGAATATTAGTTTCTTTAGCAAATGCTTTATTAAATTCTTCTTGATTTATTGTGCCTTCAGCAAGTTCTTTTTTAAGCCTAGCGATATTTGACATTTTTAATTGACTTGATGTCGGCTTTAGAGACTTCATTAGATTAATAGCAGTCGCTGGAACGGCAGCTTCCGCTTTTCTATTTGCCTCATCAATTCCCATAATATATTCTGCTGGAGATCTCGCTGCACCTGCTGCAGAACCAAATAGTGTAGCCCCTGGCTGACTTGCCAATTCACCCATTTTACTAAAGTATAAAAATGCTGCCATTGCTGGGTCAACTTCTCTAGGCTTTCCTGCAAGAGCTTGAGCAAGGTTTATGTATTTATCATCAACTCCTACGTCTTTTAGAACACCAAAAGGAACATCTTCCATATCTGTTCGTGATACTCCGTTTTCAGCCATTACCTATTTGCCCCCATGTAATAAGCACTACCCAGCGTTCCAAGAGCTCCAAGTGTTTGACCATACACACTTGGCCCCTGCTGTTGCTGTGTTTGTGTATTGTATGAATATTGTTCAGTATTATATGGAGCCCCTTGTAAGGCCCCTAACGCAAAATTTATATCTTCATAAGGCTTTTTTTGCACATCGAGATAGTCGGCATACGCTAAATCTAAAGCCTGTTGATCTAATAATCTTTTTGCTTCCCCAGTGGATATTAACCCTGCTGCAGCTTGTTGTTTTAATCCTTGAGTAAGAGTTGCAAGATTTTGATATTGCTGTGCAGCCTGTAATCTACCTGACTCTTCTGTTTCGTAAGCACCTCTTGCTGAAGCATCTGCTGCCATTCTACCAGCTCTATCGGCATCAAATCGACCTGCAGCAAACCCTAAACCTTCAGCTAGACCTTTTGCTCGCAAATCAGCTTCGCTTTGTATTCCCTCAGATCCAAGAAACGCCTCTCGAACCCCAAGACGAGAACCAAAAGCCCCAGACTTTGCTGCTTGTGCTCTAGCAGAATTTTGTTCTTGAGTGGTTCTGTCTTGTATATCTCGTATTGCTGGGTTCATAGCATCAGAATAAATATCTAAATATTTTTGACCTTCTGTGCCTTCACCTATAGCAAAATCTTCACCCATCATATCTCCATAGAGATCTTGATAAGTTACAGGAACTTCTTTGCCAGTGGTTGGATCTGTCTTTGTTCCTAAATATCCTTGACCAATTTGATCCATAAATGTCTGAGAAGATTGCGTATCAGCAACTCCGTCACCGTCTGTATCAAAGCCACTTATATAGCCTTGATATTGGTTTGCACCTTCGGTCAGCATTCGTCCAGCTTCTTGCTCTTCTAAAGAAAGCTTGCTTTTAGGTATTCCTTCTCCAACACCTGAAAGATCATCAGCTATGGCTTGTGCAGCCATTGTATCACCAGCTTGCGAGGCAGCAGTCCCATCAGCTAAAGTGATTTGACCATCACCATCATAATCATATTGTGTATTAAAATACTGTGCAATTCTTGGATCTTGATAGCCTTCAGGTATTATATATTGACCAGCATTAGGATTCGGAGTTGTCCCATCTTCTAAAAATTCTGATTGAAACTCTGGCTCTACTAAACTTGCAGCTTGCCTAAATATGGCTTTACCAGCTTGGCTTACCCACTCTGGAAGTTGCGTCCCTGCTAATGTTTCCGAAGACGATTTTAAGTCAACTGGGGCAGTAGTAAAACACATATTATATCTCCATATACATTGAGCCAGCCTTGGTTAAACCAAGTCGCTCAAAAAACTTATCTTTTCTCTCAATGTCCCCTGAAAAAACATGACCAAGCGTAATTTTTAACTTAGCTGAATTTCCTGAATAAATAAAGTTCTTTACTAATTTAATTGCTATTGTTGATTTTCTGTTTTCTGGTTGGACATAAAACCACAAATCTTTTAAGCTTCTTTCATCCGACCACCAATCACAATTTATAGTGCCAGCAATAGACCCAACAATTTTGTTTTTAACTTCCGCAACTAGAACAATGCCTTCTTCTAAAGCAAACTTTATAGTATTATATAATTTTTCTGGCTTAACTGGAGCCAGTTTTATTTTAGTCTCTGAATGCATATTTAATAACATTTCATAGATTGGCTTTATATCTTGCATTGTTGCTTCTCTTATTTCCATTACATTCCGCTTAAAGCTCCCATTTCAGTCTGTACGGGTGCTTCCTGTCGTTGTCCTCCAACTTGAGATATAATTTGTTGTAACTCTGGTAGTAACTTCATTAACACATCAGCAACGGCTGGAGTTATAGCACTGTCAATCATTCTAAGCTCTTCTGGAGCCATATTAGCTATACGAGCAAGCAAAACTGCACCAATTTCCTGAGAGGGTTGCATAAGCCTAGCAACAGCTTCTGGAGGCATTTCAACAGAAGACCTTTTCATATTCGCACCTTCCATTGGTGGCATGGGTGGTCTTTCCATTGGAGGCATTGTATCCATAGCAGCGGCCATTGCTGGTCTTTCGCCCATTTGATCTTCTTCAGCCATAATTATATCTCCTTTTGTTTATAAAGCACTGACCAGTCTGTTACTTTGCAGAATGATCCTATAACCCAGCAAGTCGGCTCTAGAATTTTCCTGTAAACTTTGCCTAAGTAATCTGGCTTGTCTCTTTCACCATATATATAAGCAATTTCATTTGCACGATGTCCTGCAACGTGTTTCCAGAACTTAACAAATCTTCCTTTGCGCATTTGCTTAACCATCCACACAGCCCACACATGATAACCATTAACATGAGTTGGAGTTAAGTAATCTCTTGTAAATCGGTAATCCAAGACAACTTCTTTTCTTGTTAGCAATCCCTGTTTCATTAATTCATTACAGATAACTCTGCCACCAATAATGCTACCTAAAGCACCACCGATAAATGAACCGATTGGACCGAATGCAGCTCCAAAGAATTTACCTACAGCACCAGCACCAGCCGACTTAGCTGCCTTAACAGGATCTCTTCCTAAAGCTAACTGTACAATAAAATTACCAGCAGCTCCACCAGCAGCACTTCGAAAGTTTTGAGCACCAGCAGTTCCTGCTTCCCCAAATGGATTTAAAACACCTCCATCTTCAAAAAGTGGTTTATCATCAAAAATTGGCATACCTTTTCCTATAGCATCCCTACCAACATTTCCACCAAATTTTTCTATACCTTCTTTCCCTATTGCATCTTCTGCTGCGGTTGTTGATATTTCTCCACCTCTCATTCCAGCAGTTTCTAATTTTCCATATTCAGGTGTTTTAGAAAGATTTTTTAAATCTTTTACAGAAAATGATGTCATACCTTGTGCAACATCCAAACCACTCTCTGTGAATGGAAGTCCTTCAGCAAATGTTCCACCAGTAGCAAGACTTGATCCAATGCCTTCAGCAACTTGACCCAATATAGGGGCTATTTCATTTCTCATTATTTCTTTAGGAGTTGGCAAGCCTTCTATTTCACCGTTTTCTGCTATAAAAGCTTCATAATCTTCCATAAGTTTATTTTGGTTATCATCTGCTGGGTCATAAACCACTTCACCTGTTTTGACTTTAGTAACCCAATTAAGAGAAGGCATTATTGATGTGCCGTAATAATCTTGCAAAGAAAATTGACCAAAATTTATATCTTTTGTGGGATTATTAAATTTTTGTTTATATATATTATAAGTAAATTTCTGGTCATCTTCTTCACCATTTACGTTTGCTAATGCTCCAACTTCATAAACCATATCAATTTACCTCCAAGACACTTATTACAACTGTTAGCCGATTGGCAGTAGCTGCTGTACATTTCAATATTTCACCCTCTTCTAAAACAAGTGGGGCAGATAAAAACTCGACTGTAGCACTAGCTCCTACAGCTTTAACATGAAACAAACTGAACACGCTACTCCCACTAGTTAGCGTTACAGATAGCGTATCTGCATTGCCTGAGTCTTCGGAAGCTAAAAAAGATTTTACAATAGCCGTTGTCGCACCAGGAACAGTATATAATACGGTTGCATTGGTGGTTGTTAAGTCTAGCTTTGCGTTGCGAAATTTATTAGCCAAAAAACCAACTCACTGTTTGGGAATTATTTTCCGTTATTTGACTTTGAAAAGACGATGCAAAAAATGATGCTTGCTTTTCTAGCTCTATTGTATTGTTAAGCCTCGCCATATAATTATAGTCATACTCTTGAGGAGGAGTAGGAAGTCTTAAAACTGCTAATGGAGCACTCATCTTAAACTGTCCTTCTTTGAATCTATTCTAAAGTCACCCATTGACCACTCATCTTCTGTACCAGAACTATACACTTTCATGCTTATTTGTCGACCCTTTGCTCTCGTACTTAATTTTGTAGTGGTATTTGTAATAGTGAACGGTCCTTTTGTTACTGCCGTAGTTTGATTAGGATATTTTTTGGTTTGTAACTCTACAAATAAATTTGTGGTTGCAGACATAGTTACATCAGGAATAATTTTATCAACCAAATATAGATTGTCTCCATTTTCCGTTAGTTCTCTTGGAGAGCTTACTATAAAACTATTCATAGCAGCACCATCATCTGTTGTCCCTGTTTCGTGATTATACAAGAAACCTTCTTTGTCAAAAGCAAAAGGAACATTTCTAAATCCAAAGCTATCTGACCAACAAGTTCGAGGGAGCGACCCAGTTGACCAAACTTGATCTCCATAATTGAATGTCACATAGCTGTCATTTTCGGGATTAAAAAAATCTGAATTATCTTCGCTTGGATAATACCATGTAATTTCCTTATGGGCCTTATTTATTCCCACAACTGCCTTATCCTGATAATTAAATCGCATTCTATCAAATACATAATATTCTACTGGGCAAGGAAGCTGGGTGACGACACCGTTATAACGATAGAAACCACGCTTGGCCATCCAGAAAATATCTCCGTCAACATTTATCATAGTATTAATTCCAGCAGCTCCAGTTCCAACACTGAGAAGCCTGAACGAGAAATCTAGTGGTGGTCCCACAAATGACATTCCGTAAATCGCTTCATCTGTAGATATAATTGTTTCTTCACGAGCAGAAATCATAGCAACAATTTTAGTTCCGATTTGCAGCCTCTGGTCACCTGCGTCATTGTTTTTAGTTAAACCCCAAATTGAAAAGCTTTCTATTTCCGACCATCGAACCAACATTGGATCTAATGTACCTGTAGTAGAGTCTGGTACAACAAAGCCATCTGCTCCACCACACACAAAATGCCGATCAGGGAAAGACACTGTCGACACCCTAGAAATTGTTGGCACAGATGTAGCGTCGGATTCATCAGATATTAATTCTGCTCTAGTTGTTACACCCTCAGATGTATCAAAATAATAAAGTGCTCCACCTCGCACCTGACATAAAACATCAGAATCCCAAAGATTTAGACTCCAACAAGAACTTTCCAAACCAACATTAGAAGCTGAAGCAGTACGAGCTGTACCCCATGTGCTGTCACCCCAGGCTCCAACACCAAATCCAAGAGCAGGGTCAGCGGATTGTATTCCTAATCCATCAGCAGCACCAATTAGGTAATTAATAACAACAGCGTTTCCACCCCCTGCAGACACTGTAGATGTTGCTGCACTTGGAGCTGTGACCGTAAATGTATTTGTAGTTACTGCTGTTATTTGATAACCAGATCTCCTGTTGAGTGTATTCGCTGCAATTCCACCAGTCACTGCAGCTCCATCAAACACCACGAAGTCACCTTTTAACGCACCGTGACCAGTATCCGTTATAGTAATTGTTGTCGTAGTGTCAGCCGTTGTAATCGGATCTATTAATATTTGTGTAACAGTCACGCCACTATTATGAGCAGCAGCAGTTGTACTGTCAGCACCTCTAGTACAGCCAGTCAATGTCAGTGTACTGATTGAAGTATATGTTATGACCTCTGTTCCAATAAGTACAGCTCCCGCTGCTTTAAAACCAGTGACACTTGTTAGATCAATTCCAGTTTCACTATCGTCCAAAGCTTCCGTTGTTGTTGTAGCTGCGTTTGTTTTGTCTCTGAGAGGTGTAATGTCAAACAATCCGCTGTCTTGAATTATATATAAGTGGTTGTGAGTTGAAACAACAATTCTGTCTATTCCGTCTTCATCAGACCGCCAAGAAAGCATTTTTCTCGCAATACCTTGAACAGATGTTGCTGAACTTGAAACTGTTCCGTCTGCATTTAATGAATTAAAAGTATCTTTTAGCCAACCACCAATCTTTGTCGGATAGCCATTACGAAACCGAACTAAGTCTGAATCTATCCAAAAAGGCCCAGCTTTGCCAGCAGCGTACTCTGTGATGTCTTTCACAATACCTGGTTGAAATTTTAATAATTGTAAGCTCATACGCTTCGCATTCTTTCTACTAGACGTTTTGATCGTTCGCCAACTTGATTATACCACTTGCTGTCAACCATCTCATCCGCTGCCTTGTCCCACTGTCGAGCGTCAACATTTCTCTTCATACCTTGAAATGCTCTCATTCTTCCCAAACCCATATTAAACAACATATTTGCTATGATTTCTTGTACAGTCTCAGGAAGATCATCAAAGTCATCATACAACCTATAGCAATCTTTTTTCACGCTTTCTAAGTCTTTTTCAAAACATTCTTTTACACGATTTTCAGAAACAACAGTTCCAACAGGTTGACCGTACTCAGGATCACTCTCAAGAATTAAGTGACCGATTCCGTGAGTCGGCAAATGGAGGTGATCCAGATAAATAACGTACTTACATCCCTCATCTATTTCGAGTTGTTTTCTTAATCTACTAATATCCATTTTACGAACCTTTAAAGAAAGTATCCACTTCTATCATAAGATCTTTTTTACTCTTTCGTCTATCTAATTCTATGCCATGAAAACGCATTTCTGTTTCCAACTCTGTTTTTGTCATAGAATTGTAATCAGGAACAATTGTTGTTTTGTCTGTCACCGTCACAGTAACAACATCAACAGGAGTTTCAATTATTTTCTCTATGACAGTATTCTCAACTTCTGTTCCGTTAATCATTGCAAGGGCTTCTGTTTTTGTCATGCTTGGTGTCGGAAGTGATCTGCCTCCTTTTACATATTTTAAATTATAAAGGTCTTCACCATTTTCATTCTTGCCAATAATAAACATTTCTACTGGAGCAGTAATCATTTTGTTAATCCTTTTGATTTTTCGTATGAACGTAAGCCCCCAATTCCAAGTAATCCTCCCAAAGTCGTGAGGAGGGTAGACATGTCGAAATTTGGTAATTCTGGAATATCTATTCCAATAATAGTAACCACAAAAATAATTAAGGGCTGTAGAACAAAATGATAACCAAAAGCAATAGCACATATCCAACCGACAGCAGGTCTCCAACCACCTTTAAACAAGCTACCAGATGCGGCTTCTGCTTTGTTTATCTCTAGCTGAGCCAACAATGCCTGTTGAGCGTGAGTATCAGACATCGTGGCTATCTCATGAGCAAGCTGTGCCTTTTGATCTTTATCTTGAATTACTTTATCTAAGATAGATGTTACTGGCCCAATCAAGGATGCTATTAAACTCATGTTTCTGCCCCTATAGTTAAATTACCTGATATGGATATACGCTGACCTTTGCTTTCGTAAAACGGGAAGACTTCATGTTTTATTTCTGATGGAAACATAACCATGTAACCTTCAGCTTCTTTTTCCATGTTATAAATAAACTGAGATACCCGACCCAATGAATTTGTGTAGTGGAATGCAAAGTTAGATATAGCGCCACTGGCATTTGATTCAGCACATATCGGAAGTTTCTTTTGCTCTGCATAGGACGTAGGTATTTGCATCCATATAACAAAACTATAGATACCGCTGTGATCGTGAGGTGGGTTGAACTCATGCTTCTTTTGAAAGTTTACCCATAAGCTTTCTAAGTTAAATCCTTCACCTTCTTTTATTGTGGTTCTCCAAGGAGCACCATATGATTTAATATGACTATCAATAAAGCTAGGCAAAATATCTTTCATAAAATCTGCAAGAAGCGGAGAACTTCCGTCCAACCGAATAGATGAACTAATATTTCCTGCTAATTCACTTTTCATATCTTCTGGTTTTTTCTTTGCTTCTTTAATTAATTTCCAAATATTCTTAATTATATCTTCTGGTAGTTTTCCTTCCACTACTCCAATATTTGGGAAGTTTCTTTGTATAAGTTTTATCTGCATACTTATCTCTCTAAAAGGTTATTTACTTTTTACTTTCTTAGTTTTTAACATTGACTTCAATGTTTTTGCTTGCCCTGCATGGAGCTTAGACGCTTTGTTTAAACCCTTTATAACTTTTTTAATTTTCTTATCTGCCATTAGGTACTCCCTGCTTGTTTTTCATAAGAACTTTCTTTTATTTTTGTGTAGGCGTTGGCCCCTAAAAAGGTAGCGATAATACCCATGTTAGCAATTACCCATGTTGACCCAATGGGCTGCAATACCGTAATTCTGTCTACAGAAATCAAAGGAGTCAACATGATTGCTATAAATGTTGTTACACTAAATAAACTAAACAAGATCATAAATCGGGACTGATCCTCCTTTCGATTTGCATTATCAATTTTTATAAAACGCTCATGTTTATCAAGCTCGTCCGTTGTGACTATGCCATCGCCATCCAAATCGGCGGCGTTTAAAGGGTTGTCTTTGCTTAATTTTTTCATTTAACAATTATCCAACTTGGCTCAAACATTATAGAGTTTCTGTAAGCGAGTAATAATAACACAACTGTAAAAATAATCAATCGACTACGGCTTAAATTCAAAGGCCGCCCAAATTAAAAGTCCTCCACCGCCTAGCGTAATTGTCACGCCCAGTAGAATTGAGAGGGTATCTAATATTTTATTTTTTCGAGCAATAGCCGCGTAACGAGAATCCCGATCTCTTTCAACAGATTGCGCCCTCATTTTTTTAAACATTGCCACACCTTTGGAACCACGCGTTTCCCAGATGATTCGCTCAAGGTCTTTCTCCATGTCCATAGCTTTTTCATAAGCAATGTATTGCGATAGAGGGTCATTTTTATTGCCAGACTTCTTTGCTTCTTTCGCGCCATCTATGAATGAAAAGACTTTATTCAAATCTTTTCCCATCGACGAAAGATCTTTACCTAAAGAAATTCCTTTCTTTAAGGCAGAAAATGACAGAAGAGCAAGGCTTATCGGGTCCATAACATTCTCCGCAGAACTTTTTTAAATGCCTATGTAACTTCCACCACGCTTCGCAGCACCCATACCACGCGCAAGCATCTTCTTACCACTTCCTGTCATAGGAGCCGCGGTTTCTTTGCCATGATTAGCGTAAGGTATTTTTCCTTGGTTTTTTATTTCGGCAAACTCTACAGCCTTTGGTTCAGGGCCGGGAGTGTTTGTTACAATTTTAACTGTTCTCATTTATTGCTTCCTTTGTGCTTGAAGTTTTAGTAGTTCCTTTTCGCGTCCCGCTTCTATACGAGCTTGCGTTGTATTAGCTTGCGCCTGCAATCTCTTGTCGAATTGTTCGCTTCGTAAGTCCTGACCCCGTTGATCTAAAGAAAGTTTTGCTTGATCGACTTGAGCATCCGACTGTTCAGACTGAGCTTTGATCTGTAGTTCTTGCTTCTTGAGTTCTATAAGCGGATCGGGTTGGCCGGCTCCAGACATTTCCTGACTTTGTTGACGTAGCTGTTGCAGACCCTGCGCAATCATTTGCGCCGTGATCGCTTCCAACTGGACTGGATCGGAAGCCACACCTTGCTGTTGAGCAGCTTGGACAGCCTGTTCTCTCGACTGTATTTGGATATGCTCCATAACATGCTTTTGCAACGTGATCGCCAAGGCAGGGTTGCCAGAAACCATTGGGCTTGCACCAAAGACCATGTGGGCGAGTATATGCGCCTGATGGTTTTGACCTTCGAAAGCATTGAGTGAAGCCATGTCCAAAACATTTATATTCTCCTGCGCGGGATCAAGCGGTAAGGGCTCATCCACGGGTACGTTCCTTAATATACGATCAATATCTCGAACACCCAATGATTCGTACATATCGTAGTACACTTCATACATGTTGTGCATCTCTGGAGCTTGCGCCGCCAATTGCATTTTTGTTTGAGCTAAAGTAATCCGTTGTGCTTGACTAAATACATTTGG